CGTCAATGCTGATGATGACGCCACCTTGAGGCAACAATTTATGTGCGCCCGGCTTCACCCACGTTTCGTACACGATGACGCTGTCGGGTGTGCGAGAGTGGCCCAGGTTAAGGTAAGCCTCGTCAATAATTTGGTTTGCGCTTGAGGTGCTGGGCTTTAGCTTAATGCCTTGCAGTTCGTCAGCGAAATAATGGTAAGCCCATTCGACAGGTTTAGTGTAAGCGTTAATGATGAACGGCTGGTCTTCAATGTCCTGTTCACGAACATCTGGCACAAAAAGGTGAAACGGGGTTACGTGACCAAACTTAATGTCACCCATCTCACCCGACACGCGGTCTTTGCAGTACGGGTCCCACGAAGTTTTTAGGAAACCGTTACCTGTAATAATCGTCCACCAAATAGCACGCGACATGTGCGTACGTAGCTTCTTAGCCTCGCTGATAGACGTCCACGCCTGTTCTGCAGCATACGCGGCCCTCTGGTCATCGTCTTCGCTAGACGCAGGAATAGCCTGAGCTGTCGGAAAAGACGACAGCATCTTCGACATTTCCCAGCGCACGTAAGAGCGAATACGGTTAATGGTTTTACGCTGGTGATAGTAAGGCTTACGTGGGGTAAACAGCTTGTCCCTGTAATCCTCAGGGAAAGTGCCACGAGTCTGCTCTAACCACTGATGCCCATAAAACATAGACATGTTGTTAAACCACTGCAACTGCTTCTGGGTGCGAGCCGTCTTAGCTTTCTGCCACTCCGACTGCACCCAGGCAACAAGTTGCTGTGCTTCTTTAGTTTTACGGAACTTCTCTAGATTTAACCCGTCCTCAGGGAGCTTAATTACCGTAGAACTCTGGGTCAACTCCAGTGAGTTCGACGAATAGTTGTCGGGCATCTTGGCCATTTATGTCTTCTCCAGCAGCGAGGTTCGGGTTTCTGTCAGCAATTCTATCAACTTCCGCCTCATCTGACGGGTCATAGTCTTGATAGCTACTATAGTCGATAGCTTGACTCATCGCCTGAACTTGCTGATACGCGAGCGGGTCGCTTGAAGCGACCAATGCCTGCGCCTTTTCGCTCAGCTCCGTCAGAGTCTTTATCGATTTGTACTGCGTCTGTAATTGTTCCTTCATCAATTGTGCCTGGTTCTCCAGCAATTTGTCCACTGCCTTCTGGTGCAACAGATATTGCAGCACCAGCAGTGAGAGCAGAATTACTGATAACACGCTCAACAAAATTATTGACAACATCGTTTTGTAGCTCCTTAACAGCTGCGTTGTAGCCTTCGTCATACCATTGCTTTTTCTTTAGCTCAACGCTGACAGGCTCGCCCTCGTCAAACAATCCAGCAAGTTGCGCCATTTCCCTAATTGCGTCTACCGACAGGTAGATACGTCCACGGTCAATGACATTCCTGCTTAAGTCAACACCCGTGTCAATAAACGGGCCCTTACTTGTTTTAGTAATCCAGCATACGCCAGGGTCAAGCGCTGGCGCGTCTACAAGAAAAAATCTACTCATCAGTAGTATCCTCCGTAATCGTTTACGATGACGTTGCCGTCCTGTGCTGATGCTCTATCTTCTGCGAACTCGACATTAGGGTCTTCACGCATTTTCAAAAGCAACTCTTCATATCTTAGCGTAACTGGTGGTGCGTCCGCATCCGTTTGCTCAGGAATAGGTTTCAAATCGGGGCGTGTCGTAGCAAAATAGCGGGCAGAGTCAAAAGCGTGGTCGTCCTTTTTGTGCACAACTTCCTGCTTATTCATCTCATACGCCATTTTGTCTGAGCTATAAGTAGCCCACCGCAGCTTCTTCAACTCACGAATCAAATTAGGACAATTACGTGAAATAACCCATGTTGGCCGGTCAGCACCCCAACGAGTTCTAGGACGTCGACGAAAATACGACTGCATCTTTTCAATACCCACCATGACGTCATGGGGTATGCCCTCAACGTTCACGTACACCCCGTGGAGCGCATATTCTTGAATAATTGATGTTCCAGTAATACCCGAACGTTGACGCATTGCAGGGTCGCCCATACGCTCCACATTTTCAGGATTACGGCCCCAGTTACGTTCCCGCTCCTTCACAACCTTTGCGTGCTCCGACACAATCATGTTTGATTGATAATGTTCAGCAAACGTCACAATCTCCCCTGTCGGAGCCACAGCGTGCCACAGCCACGCAGTCGGGTTATTCAAACCATGGTCGACAGAAGCGTAAATAGCCCAGTCTTTAGGCACATCTCCAGGCCCAAAATCTACAAGGTACTGGTCAATATTTTGGCTAAAGTCAGGAAAAACCAGACCGCTACGAGCCACAAACTCACCCTTTTCACGAATATCCCGTTCCTCTTTGTTCATACCCATCATGTAAAAATTCATGTCGTTAGACTCAGCCTGAATGTACGGGTTTTGCTCAGCCGACAGGGTGAACGTGTCAATCCATTCAGCCTTGCCCTCCTTTGCGGGCTCCCACAACAAATCAAACGTCCAACCCATACCTTTAGTCGGCGTAGCGGCGATTACCCAGAAACCGTTGTAGTCAATCAGACGCATCATCGATTCGTTAAAAATGTGCTGTGGCGGCTCTTCATCAAAGAAAATACCGTGTCGAGGCACACCACCAAGCTTCATCATGTCCATACCCCACGTCACAAAATCAATCGTGGAACCGTTCTCAAACGTCAAAATAAAGTTGCTGCCATCCCAACTTCTATCCCAACTGCCGTCTTTTAAATACGATTTAGGAATCCACCGTTTCATTTTTGGCAGAATAATCTGCTCAATACCCTTAGCGACGTCTACAACAACGAAACGAAGCTGAACAGGTCCGGAACCCCAGGAAGCTGGACGCTTAAGGTATGGATGAGTATTTGTAGCCCACCAGATAGACTCAACGACTTCAGCGTCGGTTTTTCCTCCACGGTTACCTCCTGAAATAAACCGGCCACGCGCCGGAGATTTATGAAACCTGAGCTGTTCAGGATAGTCCTTTTCACCATAATTTAAAATATTTGGTTGGTGAATACTCTGGTCAAGCTCAGAAATAGTCAGCTGCAGCAACTCTGCAGCTGTAGGTTGCCTTTGTTTTGCTGGCATTATGGCGTAGAGTTGTCCGTTGCTCCCAAACGCACCAACAGGGCGTTTACTGATATGCGCCACGCATCCGTAGCGCGAGAACCAGAAATAACCTGCCCCTCCAAAATCAGTGCAGAGTCACCACCATCATGCGTGTGGTCACCAGCAGCCGCCTGGTTAGGGCCAGGACCTAAAGTGTGGTGTTGTGCCTCAGCACGCGAATCCACATCACTGTTCTCGTGAAAGTCGTCAACAACCTGCCCAGGAGGTTTAGGGTTTTCGTCACGCCCAAAACCAGGCAGGCTTTCTTCGCCCGACAGCATAGACATAGTGCCTCCTAAATACTTCTCATTGTACTGGTGGACTCGCTTTTACCGACACGCATCCACTTACCACAATCCATACACTTTACGCGACGATACTTGGCAGTTGATGTTGTTTCATACCCGCGATACTGCAAATGTGTCGAACCACACACAATACAACCATCCGGCACATCATCAATAACTGCGCGATTTGGGTGATTTTTAATCCACGGCTTAAACTTCTCATACAAATCAACCAACAAGTTCACGTCCTGCAGCTGGTATTTCTTCATCTCAACCCAAGCCTTGTCGTCACCAGCCATGCATTTAATCCACAACTCAAACCCGCTGTGCTTAACTTTCTGACCCACACCAAGCTTTTGAGACACATAATCAAGCTTGTTAGATGGAAACTTAAATCTCTGCTTCGCAACCCTCATCAAGTCAATATCTTTATGTGGCGACGGAGGCAACATGTCGTTTTCTATAAATTCCCTGTGCAAATGTTTGACATCAAAAGCCGCAGAATTCCAGCCAACCACAGCATCAGCCTCATCTAAAAGCTCGTGTATAGCTTTAAGCATCTTAGTTTTGCCATCGTGGTGAACCGAGCTAAAATGGACTTTCCGCTGTCCATGCCAGCGGGCACCAAAACAGATAACTTCAGTTGAGTTAACCATTTGGTTCACTGAAATGTTCTGATTCCATAGGCCCCACACGTAAGCCAAGTTAGGCGATGTTTCAAGGTCAAGGAAAAGTATTTTCATAAATCCTGTCCTAATAAAGAGTCTGGGATAGTTTAGCGTAGATTGGAGCACATTTCATGGATAATGTCGAGTTTGTTGGCGGAGTAGCGTGTCCCGTAGACCCAATGGAAGCACTGCATTGCGATAGCTGCCAGTAAAAAAGGCCCCCTTGGGGGCCTTTTTCATTTACTTACCGTCTATTGCTTTACCTTTATAGTTAGCAACAGAAGTCAGCAAAGACACAACACCAGCAAGCGCTGAAACGCTCACCACGTCAAGCCACGACACATCTATGATG